CCATACAGTGTACTAAGAGAATATAACTCTTGGGAGAATGTACCTAGAGCTGCTGCTGTTGGTGCTGCTATTATGGGGAATGTGGGAACTGCTTCTCTCTTTGGATCTACTTTTCTAGGCGGTGCCTTAGCTTTTATTACTCCTCAGTATATTGTGGGATACTTAGTCACATCTCTAGTAACCTCATGGGCTATGAAAGCCCTTGCTCCAAAGTCTTCATTAAGAAGTTCTAGCTCCTCTGGATTACTTGTAAACGCAAGGGAACCTGCTGCATCTCAAGATTTCGTCTACGGGGAAGTTAGAAAAGGTGGTGTAATAACTTTCTATGAATCTAGTGGGGATGACAATACATACCTACACCAGATAATTGCTTTAGCTGGGCATGAAGTTCACAGTGTAGATGACATTTATATTAATGACCAAGTAGCTACATTCAGTGGCAACTTTGTAACAACTGCTGGGTCTGGAGACTCTGAAGTTGATTGGGATAGTAAGATCCGTATTAAGAAATACGATGGGTCACAGACAACAGCAGATAGTGACTTAGTTAGTGAGACTTCAGCTACAAGTACTTTTGTAGGTAATGGTATAGCTTATTTATACGTCAGGTATGAGTATGACCAAGATGTGTTTGCTAATGGGCTACCTCTTATTACAGCTAAAATACGTGGTAAAAAAGTATATGACCCAAGGACTGCATCTACCGCTTACAGCAATAATGCTGCACTTTGTATACGTGACTTCTTAACCAGTAGTTATGGTCTTAGTGACAACAGTATTGATGATGTTGATTTAGCTGCTGCTGCTAACGAGTGTGATGAGAATGTAGCACTAGATGGTGGCGGTACTGAGAAAAGATATACAGCAAATGGTGTCATTAAGGCAAGCACCCCTACTGGCTCTGTACTAGAGGATCTTGTTACGTCTTGTGCTGGTACGTTGTTCTGGGGTGGGGGTAAGTGGAAGTTAAAAGCTGGTGCTTATACATCCCCAGTCAAAACTCTTACCCTTGATGACTTAAGAGGTCCAATAAACCTATCAACTCGTGTTTCCATGAGGGATAACTTTAATACTGTTCGTGGTACATTTAATGATGCAGCCCAAGACTATATTACTGCTGACTACCCAGAAATAAAGAGTACAGCGTTTATAAATCAAGATGATGGAGAAGAGGTTGCATTAGACCTTGAGTTACCATTCACTACAAGTGCTGCATCTGCTCAAAGATTAGCCAAACTTACATTATTCCGTGGTCGTGAACAGATGACCCTATCAGCCGACTTTGGCTTAGAGGCTATGGAAGTTGAAGTAGGTGATATTATAGCGTTTACTAATGCTAGGTATGGCTTCAGCGCAAAAGAATTTGAGGTAGTTGGTTGGAAGTTATCTGCTAGTGAAGATGCGGGTGACCTACGAATAAACTTAACTCTGAGAGAGACATCACAAGCTGCATTTGATTGGAACGCTGAAGAAACATCCATAATAAGTAATGATTCAGATTTACCAGCATTTACTTCTGTTGCTGCGGTGACAAACTTAACCCTCACCTCTTCTGCAATATTAAATGAAGATGGAGCAACAGTACCGTCTATTGAGGTAGAGTGGGATGAGTCGCCAAATGCTTTTGTGCAATACTACGAAATACAATATAAGAGATTAGGGACTGGCGGTGACCCAGAGTTTACATCAGTATTCGGTTCCTCAAACTACTTTGTTATCTCCCCCGTCATTGTTGGCGAAAACTATCAAGTCAAAGTAAGAGCCGTTTCTGCTTTGGGCGTTAGGTCAATATTTGCAAGTGCAACACTTAATTCGCAGGGTGATACTACACCACCAAATGCACCTACAAGTTTAGCTGCTAATGGTGCATCTAAGTTTATAGAGATTACTTGGGTCAACCCAGCAGATAGAGATTTAAGACACGTTGAGGTTTGGGAAAATTCTATCAATGATTTAGGAACTGCTACATTTATTGGAAGTTCGTCTAGCAGTGGCTTTATAAGGGGTAACTTAACTAACGGCATCCAAAGATATTATTGGGTTAGAGCCGTGGACTTTAGCGACAATAAATCTGCGTTTGTAGGGAGTGTGAATGCTACTACTTTATTCGTTCAGCCCGGAGATTTTTCTTCTGCTGTAGATGATTTATTTACTGAGGCAGAAAGGTTCAATGTTAAGCCTGTTCAGTCTTTGCCTACGTCCGGTGATGCGGATGGGCAGCTTGTTTTGTTGTTGCCAGATATTACACTTTATAGGTGGGATGCTACAGCTTCAGCTTGGGAAACAGAGGTGTACGCTGATACTGCAGATAATTCAATCACTGCTGGTAAGATAGCTACTAATGCGGTCGTAGCCGACAAAATAGCGGCAGGGAGTATTATCACATCTAAAATTGCCACTGGTGCTGTAACGGCCAATGAGATCGCTGCAAACACTATTAGCGCAAATGAGATAGCTTCTAACTATGTTTACGCTGGCACACTTACAGCCGCTCAAGTCAATGCTGTCAATATTAATGCTGATGAAATGTCTACTGGTACTATTACCTCTACAACCTCTAACCCTACTGGTTCACAAAGTGGCTTTAAGGTAGACACTCAAGGTAGATTTGTAGCTGGTGATGCTGGTGCATTTATTAAGTTTAACGGTTCAGGTATCACGTTTAAAGGTGCAGTCGCTTTAAGCTCGCCCGGAATTTTACCTGTAGTATTTGAAGATAATTACGAAGTTTTCCCAGCGGGTAGCGGGTCAACAACTCTAAACGTCAATGCTACAAATGAAGTTGAAACCTATGCTGGTAACGGTGTTATAGGAACTGGCTTCACTGTTTTCGCTGGGGATCATTTAATTTGGACTGTAACTGTAGGGTCAAGGGTTGATCAGTCTTGGACAGCCAGCGTTAAATTTAACGGGGGAACTATAGGTACTGCATCTTATACTGGCACTGGTGGTGTTTTTTCACCTTACAAGATTGCTACAGTATCAGGATCAAACAATATAACTTCAAACTACACAAACCCAACAATCAATGTATCTGGGGCAGTTGCTTCAGGGTCAGGGCGGTTTTTACAATATAGAGTAAGAGTGTTTAGGGATTAAAGGAAGATAAGATGGCATACAAACTAGGGACACGTAGCTTACAGAACTTGTCAGGAGTACACCCTGATATGCAAGCTGTAGTTAAGAAAGCAATAGAGATCACTGAGGTAGACTTCACAGTCATTGAAGGTATACGTCATATTGATCGTCAGAGACAGTTACTCAAAGAGGGTAAGTCAACTACACTAAACTCAAGACACATCACAGGCCATGCTGTAGACATGGTTCCTTGGCCTGTAGATTGGGAAGACTTAGATAGGTTTGAAACTATGGCTGAAGCCATGAAAGATGCAGCAGAAGAGCTTGATATTTCCATCGTATGGGGTGGTGATTGGAAGAGCTTCTATGATGCCCCTCACTTTGAACTTGATCGTAAAGTCTACCCAGCATGAGTAGAGAAGAAGATAATTGGCACCTCTCTAGGAGTGTACCTATAACCCTTATCTTCGGACTTATAGCTCAAGCAGCAGCTATAGTTTGGACTGTCTCTATGATGATGTCAGACATTGAACGTAATGGTGAAGAGATCATGCGTATGCAATCAAGACTATCTATCGTAGAAGATGCCACACAAAGGCAAGCAATATCTATGGCCCGCATAGACGAGAACATTAAAGCAATCCGACAATCAGTAGAGAAAATGGCTAATGATTAGTAAGGATTGTTATGATAGACCCATTCACTGCCCTAGCTGCTGTCAAGAGTGCTGTCAGTGCAGGTAAAGAGCTTGTCTCAGTTACTAAACAAATTGGTGAGTTCTTTGATGGTGTCGATGAGCTAAGGAACAACCACAATAAGAAGAAGAACAGTCTTTTCTCAGGTGATGATGAGAACAGCATGGAGACTTTCGTTAAGCTACAGAAGGCTAAGGATGCTGAGGAAGAACTCAGAGCCATTGTGATAGCTACTAGGGGTTATTCCGCTTGGGGTGAGCTACAGGAAATTAGAGCTAGAACACGTAGAGAACGTAAGGAGAAAGAAGCTGCTGATAAACTCCGTAAGCAAGAGCTAGTGGAGAAGGTAGTTGTTATTGGGGGTACTCTGGTTGTGTTGTCTATTATAACAGGTATAGCTGTACTTCTAATAATGTCATCAAAGGGGATGTTATAATGCTAGAAGCTATAGGTACTGCACCATTTCAAATGGCAATGAACCCACCTGAGAACCAAGACAAGACACCTAAAGTAATAGAGCAATCTACAAGGAAGCCTGTAACATTTAAGGTAGAGCCTGTTAATTACACTAATCAAGGTAAGCCTATACAGACTAAACCTATAGGAACATTAGTAAATTTCGAGGTCTGATATGGAAAGAATACTAGCTTGGAAACTTATGCCAAGACTTATGATGCTCGTTATGACTATTATGTATATACGTGTAATAGAGTGGGGAATTAGTTTGGATGACTTAAGTACCCAACAGAGTGCTATGATTAGTGTCGTAAGTGGTGCTATGACTGGTACGATAGCCGTTTGGCTAGGGAGTGAAAAGAAATGATAGGACAAATATTAGGTAGCATAGTTGGTCTAGCTACAAGTGTAATCGACAGTAAGACACAGATCAAACTAACTGAGGCTGAGATTAAGAAGAAACAGCTTACAGGTGAGATAGACTGGGATCTAGCTGCTATACAAGCTACACAAAACTCCTGGAAAGATGAGTGGATAACCCTACTTTTCAGTATTCCCTTGATACTAGCGTTTTGTGGTGATTGGGGTAATGCTATAGTACAGGCTGGGTTTGCAGCACTTGAGACTATGCCAACATGGTATCAGTATTCCCTTGGTGGGATCGTATCAGCATCCATAGGAATTAGGTCAGTATCTAAATTCTTCGGTAAGTAATAACAACAAAAAGACTACCCCAGACAAACTTAAGCCCCTGTATCCTTAGTTGGACGCAGGGGCTTTTTTCATTGTGTCATTGCTCTAAACGTACTGGTTAAAGACTTTAGTAGATTACTCAGTGTAAAGTAAGCATAGTCCACTTCTTGTTGTAGTTTATGTACCTTCCAGACCAAGTAGAGTGTAATACCTAAGTGTACTAGGTCTACTGATTGGTCTAGGCTTATCATTTCTTACTCTCCACTTGTACGAGCTTATCTAAATACCAGTTAGCCTTCTTAAGATCCTCTAAGCCATTCTTGTAGCGCCACCTATGAAGGTACTTAGCTATATTCCCTCGTAGGTAGCCTACAAACTCATCCTTGCTTAGGAAGTCCTCAATGTATTTGATACACTCAATAGTGCCTTGTCCGTAGTGTGGTGGACTGTTTACATTATCAGATTCCATCTTACTCAAGTCCCACTTAGCCATTATAGTCTCCTATGTTAAGTCTACAAGTTCACAAGTATCACCACTACAAGCCATGGTTTGACTACCAGCAGTGTTATCTTCATTCTCATACTTTGAAAGTTCAGACCAGTCAATAGCCTTTGGCATAATAGCTAACAATTCTTCGTAGTCCTCTTTAGTACAGTCCTGATAAGGTGCTTGCTGATAAGTATGATCTGAGTGAGGTAAGAACGACACACCTGACATCTCATCAAAGTGCTTGTAAACAAATGCACCCACTTCCATCCACTCATGGTCACGAACTGAGATCGTCACGCTAGGCTTATGTTCACACCATGAGCGTTGATACGTCAACCACATCTCTAGTTGCTCTATGGCTGTCATATCGTTCCTAGTGACTGCCCCTGCTGGTGACTTAACTGGAAAACTAAAGACTGTAGTTGTGTCACCTTTCATTACGCATGGCTCGTTAGGGATACCTTGGTCAATCATAAACTGTGTCAGCGGGTCCTTGTTATCTCCACGCACAGTACGAACATAATAAGGGCTGTGACGAGCATGAATACCACTAGCAGAATCAACAAGTTGGGAGACAGTACCACTTGGTTTAACGCAACTGATAGCAGTAGCAACAGGGATGTTAAGGCGTTCAGCCCACTCAGCATTCGTAGATATTGCAACATTCTTTAACCTCTCTAGTGTTTTATCAAGACCAGCATTCTGACTGGTAGTTAGTTTGTTATCCATGATGCCCGTTAGGGATACACCTAGTAATCTCTCCTCTTCTGTATTCTTCTGCCAAATCTTACGCAGGTAGGGAAACTTAGTATAAGTAGATTGGATAGTGCCTAGAATAGTTGCTAGACGTACCTTCCGCTCTAAGTCATCTATAGTGTCTGTGGCTCGTACTACAATCTCTGTCAGGTTACAGAACTGGTTTGGTCGCAAGATAATTTCGCTGCAGGGGTTAGTACCGAACTCATAGTTAGGATCTCTACGGCCATTCTTAGCTGCCTGTACCTTGCTTGCTTGACGATTAAAGACACCACGTTCACCTGACTTACTTTCCACTAGAGATTGCCACTCCCGCATGAATGTCTCCATGTCAGGCTTCTCTGTGTAGCTCACACTATTGTTAGCTAATGCACGATGGGCTGCTGTTTCCCACCACTGTCCTGACTTAGCGTGACGCATACGATCATCAGATAGGTTAGACAAGCTAATCATAGCTGAACGACGAACACCACCAACTACAACAATCTGACCGATAAAACACATAAGGTCATGGCACTCGATAGAAGATAGCTTACGATTCTGAGCAGCCTTGAAGGTAGTTACTGCAAAGTTAAACAACTCTACTAAGGGTGCAGGGCCAGATGCTCTACCACCAAAGGTCTTAAGCCTAGCACCAGCAGGGCGTACAGCAGACACATCCCACTTAGGTATCTCACCAGCCCAGAGAAGCGCAAGGACTTGACGAAAGGCTTTAGCCCACCCTTCCTTACTATCTTTAACTACAACCACTGTGTCGCTCTCAAATAGATCAGGAACCTCTGGTAACTTCTGGATGAACTGACGCTCTACTGAGAAGCCTACACCTGTACCACACAACAAGATAAACATAGCCTCATCAAATGCTTTAGGGTCATCTACTGGTAAGTAGCTACAGTTGTACCCAGCAGTATTGTCACGGGATAGTGCTGGACCAGCAGTCATCATAGCTCGCATAGAGGGCATTACTTCTAGGTTTAATATGGCATCCCGTAGTTGATTGACATAAGAATCGTTACCAGCTTTAGGGCGTACCACATTATCCATGTAGCGTTCTACTGTATCACCCCAATCCTCACGGCCCTTACCGTCGATATACTTAGCGTAGCGAGACTTAGCAATAAAAGTCTGGTAGTCAGTTGGTAGGTAATTATTCATCTTCAGTCTTCCCTCTCGCTCTCATAGTCTTATCTTCTTTTAGCCAAACCATACGGTCAATATCGGATCTAGCTATACCAATGTCTAGTAGTTCTTTATCTGTTAGTTGGTTAAGCTGCTTGATTGCTATTCTGTGGGTTCGCCATGTCGCAAGATAGTTCATATATCTCCAGAACCATGACATACCTGTGTGTCTTCTACTCATCGGTTGTCACCTGACCCCTGTAGTGTACCGTTCTTAACACGCTCGTTTAACTTTTCCATGTTCAACTCAATGATCTTAACTAAGCTGCCACCAAAGATGTTAGACAGAGCTACAGTATAGAACAGTACGTCGCCTAACTCTTTCAAGACTGCATCATCATCAACCCTGTTGTCACGAAATAGCTTCTTAATCTTCTCCGACACCTCACCAGCTTCACCAGTCAAGCCTAGAGCATTCTCAATCAGTCGCTCCCGACCTTTAGTAATCATCTTGTCTTCTACAAACTGAGAATACATATCAATCATATCTTTCATATCTTTCGCTGTAATCATTACATCAACCTTCCATAAAATTCTGTGTGTGCGTTTCTATCGTCTTTATCGAACAAGTACCAAGCGCAGTTGTCTTTACCTGTCATCTTGCTACCCTCAATCCATTTAACTCTACCTATACTTACGATCTTTGTACAATAAGTCATAAGTGCAGCAGACTGTTTAGTGTGCGCCCAATCAGCATCAAACAACAACCAAGTTGGGCATATCTCTGTCCAGTGATCTATGAAAGCATGTAAGAACTTTCTTTCCCACGGTGGGTTAGTAATACAGAGGTCAACAACTTCATATTGACCCCCAAAACTTATTTCCAGTGCATCCATTTGCTTGATGGCTGGGTGTCTAGGTTCTATGTCACAAGCATATAAACATTCCCCTAGACCATCTGTTAGTTCGTGTATATGACCTATCAATCTCCCGTCACCAGCACAAGGCTCTACAAAGTCAAACTTCTCATATGGTAGATGGGCTATAAGAGGTTCGACAGCTTCTATCGGTGTAGGGTAATAGTCTCTTGGTACTCTCTCAAAATCACTACGCTTACCCATACATTTCCTTTAACCTCTTGAGTGATACAAACTCAGGCTCATAGATACCGTTGCTAATCTCACGCTTGATTACACAACCTTTCCACCAGTCTCTATTTGCCTGTCCAGCCCACGTTTCTTCTGAGCCTTTGTAGCAACCCGCAACCAAACCGATAATCCCGTTAGGGTGTGCGCCATCTTTAAACTTAAGATCACGTTTATGGCTATGCCCACAAGTAGAACTGTGATTACGATTGGCGAGTAAGCTATTAGCGTGATGTAAACCAGACATAGCTGTACCATAATTACCACTACTAAAGAAGTGAGC